CCGCTGTGGCTTTCGATATAAACTAAAACAGCTTCGCAAGCTAACCATCAAGACAAAGAGCACCAATATCCTTGTGTGCCCTACTTGTTGGGAGCCTGACCAGCCGCAGCTTCAGATCGGTATGTATCCGGTTGATGACCCGCAGGCGCTACGTAATCCACGCCCTGACGTCAGTTTCTGGCAAGCAGGTATGACTGGTCTTAAGATATTAGTCCGTGGTGAAGTGCCGTCAGCCAATCAATTAGCTTTCGGTGGCCCCAGCGACGGTAGCCGGATTATCCAGTGGGGTTGGGCACCGGTAGGGCTAGACAACGCTTTAGGTTTGCCTGATATACCAAATGCGCTAGTAGGTGCAGGTGAAGTAGGTACAGTAACGGTACAAACATAGGAGTAAGTTATGGCTAAGGGTGGTAAGACTAACGAACAGATGTTGAAAATGGGACGCAATCTTGCTAAGGTCGCTAACCAGAAGCGTTCTGTGCGCTCGGTTCCAAAGCATGAAGTTAAGGTGGTGAAGAATGGCTAAGTTCAGCATGAAAAAAGGCGGCAACGAAGTTGGCCCCGCCAGCGTCTATGCTCCTCCCCACACGATGACTGGCAGCACTGCTATTGATCTGGGCAACAACGGCTATCCAAACAAGATCGCCAACACGCAAACGCTGCGTACCCGTGGTACTAAAAACACCACCCGGGGGAACAGCAGCAGCACGAAGATGGGCTAATGAACTACGCTACTCTGTTCGAGACCATTAAGGGGTATGTCGAAAACGACTTCCCCAATACCTCATGGACCGGCTCTGACGGCTCCAGCACGGTTACACTGACGTCTACCGAACAGATTAACACGTTCATCCAAGAGGCCGAACAGCGTATCTATAATATGGTCCAGCTTCTGGACCTACGCAAGAACGTGACCGGCAACCTTACAGCAGGAAATAAGTACCTCTCGGTGCCGTCTGACTGGCTGGCAAACTTCTCGCTGGCTGTGGTTGATGCGACTGGTAAATACAGCTATTTGTTGAACAAGGATGTAAACTTCATCCGCGAATCGTTCCCTAACCCAAACACTACGGGGATTCCGACCCACTATGCGTTCTTTGATGAAAACTCGTATATCCTCGGCCCCACGCCAGACGCGAACTATACAGCCGAACTGCATTACTTCTACTACCCACCATCCATCGTGACGGCTGGTACATCATGGCTTGGTGACAACTTTGACAGCGTGCTGCTTTATGGTTCTCTGCTGGAAGCCTACACCTTCATGAAGGGTGAGGCGGAGATTATAGCTAACTACCAGCAGCGTTACGGCGAGTCACTTGCTATGCTCAAACAACTTGGTGAAGGTAAGAACCGTCAGGATATGTACCGTACACCTCAAATCCGCCAGCAGGTGAGATAATATGTTTAATGGTTTAAGCGATGTTGGAAGCGTAATGGTCATGGCGACCGAGGGTCGTGGTTTCACGCCTGAGGAGACGGCTGAGCGTGCGCTGGATAAAATTATCTACGTGGGTAGTCAGGCACACCCTGCTATACGTGACCAAGCGGAAGCCTTCAAAGATAGCATACGCGCAGTACTTGTGCACTATATGCATGAGGCCGTACGGTCGCATAACGTAACTCTGGTAAACAAGTTCACTCAGGCAGGGCATCCAGAGTTGATCCCTATTTTAGACGCATAAGGAGGCCACGAAATGGCAATTACTCAAGCAATGACCACGTCGTTCAAGGCCGAGCTTATGCTCGCTGTACACGATTTCCGCGCAACAGGTGGTGACACCTTCAAGCTCGCTCTATATACCTCGGCTGCTTCGCTCGATGCGAACACCACGGCGTATACTGCGTCGAACGAAGTTTCGTCTTCGGGCACGAACTACACCGCTGGCGGCGGCTCGCTGACCAACCTTGGTGTTGTGACATCGAACAATACGTCTTCGACGGGTACGGGCTTCACGGACTTTTCCGACCTGACCTTTGCCAACGCGACCATCACGGCTCGCGGCGCGTTGATCTATAACACGACTCCTTCGGCTAACTCAAACGCGAACACCACGCTGACGAACGCTGCTGTGGCTGTGCTGGATTTCGGTTCGGACAAGACCTCGACGAATGGTGATTTCACAATCATCTTCCCAACGGCTACTAACACCACCGCTATTATTCGGATCGCATAATGATCGAAGACCTCGTCAGCCGGGTGTTCTACGCCCGTAATATTGCGCATTTTGAGCACTGGACAGTTAATGGTGTCGGTGCTTATGCGCGGCATGTTGCGCTGAACGAGTTCTATGACAACGTCATTGATAACATAGATAAGTTGGTTGAGGCGTATCAAGGTGCATTCGACCTGATTGGTACAATCCCTAAGACTCCCACAAAAGCTTCAGAGATACTCGCAGTATTGACCGAAGACGCAGCTTGGATCGAGAAGAACCATGAGGCTATTTGTCGGGGTAATCGGGCTGTTGGCAATCTGGTTGATGGCGTCACTGATACGTATTTGACCGCAATCTATAAACTACGGAACCTTATGTAATGGCTCTTGTTCTCGCTGATCGCGTCCGCGACACCACTACTACAACTGGTACAGGTACGGTAACGCTCAGCGGGACCGCGCCAACCGGGTATCAGAACTTCTCGGTAGTCGGTAACGGCAACACGACCTATTATACGATTAATGCTGGCTCCCAGTGGGAAGTCGGTCTCGGTACTTATTCATCTACCGGCCCTACACTTGCGCGTACCACGGTGCTTTCATCCAGCAATGGTGGCTCTCTGGTTGACTTCTCCACCGGCACCAAAGACGTCTTCGTCACATATCCGGCTGAGAAGTCGATTAATGAAGATGCGTCGGGCAATGTGGGTATTGGCACGACTTCGCCAGCGAGTAAGTTAGATGTTTCTGGCGCAGGGGCATCTATTGGTGCCCGCGTAACCAACACCACCGCCTCTGGCTTTGGAAGCTTTGAGTTTTCAGACGGCACCATCACTAAGGGTCAAATCTGGGCGGGTAACGGCAGTTACGCTTCATTCGGCGGTGCGGGGTCACTAAACTATTCCGCCAACAGCGGCCCGCACGTCTGGTACACAAATTACTCAGAACGTATACGCATCGACACTAGCGGCAACGTCGGGATTGGTACGAGTTCGCCCGGTGCGGCGCTTCATGTGTTTGGCAACAACGGCGTATTTGGAACCAATTCGTTTTTTGGCCTCAACGGGTCAACGTCTGGTATCGCTATTGGCAACAATGGGACAGTGGGTCTTATCCAAGGTCAGGCCACGGCAACGTCTTCCACCGCTGCTAATATTGGTATTCAGGTGAACGGCGGCAACGTCGGGATTGGTACGAGTTCGCCCGGTGCGAAGTTTCAAGTCATTGGGAGCACTACCGTTGGTGGATACGCCAATGTCGCGGCGGCATTTGGTGCGGGTGTATCATCTGAGTTGTACGTCGGAAGCCTAAACGGTAACAACCCATATATTGGCTCTGGCGGTGCGTTTCCTCTTAGTTTTAACACCAACTCCGCAGAACGTATGCGCATCGACAGCAGCGGTAACGTCGGGATTGGTACGAGTTCGCCGGGTCAGAAATTAGATGTCGGTGCTGGCGGCAGCTTATTGCTTTCTGGTGCTTCAACTGGCGACCAGTTTATTCGAATTGGTTCTGGTCGTAGCGGTAACGGATATAGCTTCATCGACCTTCAGGGCGATACCACATACAATAATGGCCTCCGCTTAATTCGCACCAACAGTGGTGCTAATAGTTCCAGCAACATTGAACATCGCGGAACTGGCTCGCTTGCGCTTATCACGCAAGAAGCAGCGCCGATTTCGTTTCTTACGTCTGCAACAGAACGTATGCGCATCGACAGCAGCGGCAACGTCGGGATCGGCACGAGTTCGCCGGGTGTGAAGTTGGACGTTAAGGGTCTTGTCCGTAGTTCTATCGGGACAGGGACGGGTGCCGGTGGCGCAGGTTACGCCTTTTACCAGTTCGGCACCTCAGCCACAGCTTCAGAAAATTGGCATATCGGCGCAGAGGGTGATGGCTCTTTCCGTTTCTACAACCAAGGCTTTGGTGCTGGTACTGAACGTATGCGCATCACCAGC